CGTTGCTGTTCATTTTGTACATTAGAAATGATTTGAGACGTAGTTAAACTGATAGACCCTGGTCTAGCGTATTTATTTGGTCCACTTGTTATTAATCTACCAGCCATTATTTACTTCCCATCGCTTGAAGATCTTTATCATTTAATAATATTTCTTTTACTTTTTTGGCTAAAGAGTTAGCCTCTGCTATTGATGCATTGGCTAAACTAACATTTACATTTACGGTGTTCGTTCCTACGTTTGCAGTTGAAACTCCTGAAGTATGTTGTAGATACTTTCCACTAGTATAGGTAGTCCATGGATTAAAATTTGTACCGCCTTTAGAAATGTCATATGCAATTCGTGCATTAATGTATGGATCTTTAAGACTTTCTGGTCCTGTGTAACCAATAGATTTGTATTTCTTTAAGTAATTGGCATTACGTTTATCTCCCATACCAGGATTTCTTGGATCATTATTTTCCATGTTAATTTGGAATAAACCATAAGAGTCATCCATACCAGTTGGGTTATAAGCATTTGCTCTTCCACCTGATTCAGCCTTTACAACTCCGTATGCAGTTGTTAATGATTGGCCAGAGAATCCAGCATTTTGTAGAGTTTGCATTAATCCCTGATCCATGCCAGCAGTCATCTGTGTTCCCGTTTGAGATGTCTGTGCAGCATTAGCGGGAGTTCCAAACATACTTGATATTGCTTTAGTGCCTAGCCAACCAAGACCAGATAAAATTCCTCCGCCAATTGCACCTGGAACTGCACCAACCCCACCAAAAAATGCACCACCAATTCCACCAGCAGTAGCACCTATTGCAACTGTGCTTAAAAATCCTTGGCCAGTTGCACCTGCCACTGCTCCACCAAGAACGGGCACGGCTCTTCCTAAACCTGTTAATCCAACTTTAGCAGCAGTGCCTGCTGCAGCAGTAGCACCAGCCTTACCAATACCAGATGTGGCTGCTTGTCCAGCCTTAGATGCTACGCCACCTAATGCCATCTTTAAACCTTTGTAAGTTAGTAGTGTTCCTGCAGCACCAGCAATTCCACCAACAACACCAGATACACCTGCACCAACATTTGTTCCAGAGAATCCTTGAACCGCACCCTTTAATTGGAAGAAGGCATCGGGTAATCCTTCTAAAGATTTATTTAATGCTGCAACAGCGCCCGCTGCTCTTTCAAAGCCAGCAATCATTGGCTCTGTTCCACGCTCCATTAATGATGTCATTGATGTAGCAACTTGCATTTGTGCATTCGCTGGATTAGCAGGATTAAATGGTGCGTTTTCTAAGTCAGTGCTAATAGTTCTACCAGCCGCCATGTCCGTTAACATGGTGCCAAAAATTTCTTGTTGTGCTTGTGAAAACCCAAGAGCCTTTAATGATTGCCCAGCAAAACCTTCACGCAGTGCTACTGACATCTGTTCTGCAGTAACTTTTCTGCCTTGTGTCATTCGATCAAATAACTGTCTAGCAATATCACCTGTAGATCTAGCCCTGCCAGTCTTTGGATCAAAGGTACTAATTCCGTATTGATAAAGATTTCCACCCATTGCACCAGTGTGTAATCCACCAATAGCCTGAGCCGCTGTTGCATTTGGCATTCCTAGATAACGAGCAGCGCCACCAACTTCTCGCATCGCTCTAGTAAAGTCAGCACTACCTGGCATGTATCCATAGCCTTGAACGAGCATCGCTGCGGCTGCGGCATCTTCACCTGGTCCAGTAATTCCGCCACCTAATGCGCCAAAGGTTGCTTTTGCTAAACCAGCACGACTCATTGCTCCGCCACTGCGAAGTGATGCTTGGTAGAAGCCAGTTGCACGAGATACAGTCATGCCAAGATCTGGTAGTGCAGCGTATGCACCAGCAGCGGCACCCATGCCAACTTGAACTCCAGCAACAGTTGCAGCGCCCTGCTTGGTGTATAGCCATGGCATCATTCCGCCTTGGCCAGTACCACCACCAGCGCCGTTACTAAACTGAGCGCCACTTGTTCCAAGTGTCATGTTGGTTCCCTGACCAACACTTGGAGACAAGATATTAGATACTTGTTTTAGAGAGGTAGAAGCAAAGCCGCCAATTCTTTTGACGAGTCCTTCTATGGCACTTAATCTCTTTTCAGTTGTGCCCAGCGCAGAGTTAACATTGGAGAGTTGAGATAAGGGATCTTTAGCCACTTCTCATCCTTTCATATTGAACTCTGGCAACTTCTAACCAATTACTTCTTTCTCTACGAGATAATTCTTTTATCTCAGATAGAGACCAACCTTCATAGTAATCACTTAATGCAGACCATTCAGAGAACAGCCTTACATAACTAATTACATTAGAACTGAAATAAGGTACCTAAATTAATAGGAACCGTTACCTCACTTCCTGTATCAGGGTCGGTAACAACTACATCTTCAAATTGTGGACCTGGGGCTCGTTTGTTTATCTCTTCTATAATCTTTCTGCGATCTACAACGCTAAGTGCTTGCACTTGCGTTTTGCTATATACAGGAGACTCTCCTATACGTACTAAAGTGTTTTCAAGAACGAGAGTGCTTAATTCGGCAGAAGTTTTTTCTGCATTGTTAATCATCTCTCTTTGAACTACTCCGTTAGGAAGTTTTACTGTGTAATCAACGCTCTTACCTTTAACAATAAACACTCGATCATTTACAGGATCAGTAAGTATCTTTGTCTTAATATCTGCGTTGATATCAACTTCAACTAACTTTTCTTCGCCATCTGCAAACACAGGAATCTTTACTGTGTTTCCAAAGGTAGCCTTTAAAATTCCAAGTAGGATGGCATCTCTGTCTCCTATTAAAAGTTCATCAAGTAATTTATCCGTGGCTATTTCGTTTCCAATCTTTACAGTTCCTAGTTGTAGGATTGTTAAGACTGCCTTGCCTAAGTTATTTGTTTTAGAGATTATCTCTTCATCTTTACCTGTGAGTTCACGTACCTCTGCAGTTTTGATGACCTCCCCAGCGGCATTTACATAGCCGCCAGGAAGTTCAACAGTTGTATCTGAAGGAGATACGATCTCAGGCGTTCTTTCTTTTGGCGTTTCAGTTAACGCCTTATTTAACATTTGGTTTGCTAATGCGGGATTAGCCGCTGCACTAATGGTGTTCGTCATTGTTATCCTTTGTTAGATTATGCTGTAAACGCTGCTGCGTCTGTAGTTAGATTTGCTGCCCAGTTGATATTAAAGCCCTCATGAACCAGAGTCATCTGTTCCACAAGCAAAGCGTTATCGCCAGCGTTTAAGTCTGAGTATGCTACAGCAGTTGGCCAGCAGTTATAAACTTCCATACGCATTGCGACATGGTCAGTTGTTGATGGACTGTTTTGAGGAGTCTCACCTGCTGATGGAATTGGGTGTGATAGAACCTTGATTTCTAGATCGCAACGGAAGTTTTCGTTTTTACCACGAGTTGTTCCTCCGCCTTGAACTGTTGCAAACAAGTTTCTCATCCATTCCCAGTTTTGATTAGTTCCAAGAATTACACCACGTTGTAATGTAATAGGAGCAAATGTAGTTTGTCCAGGAATCTGGTGAACGGTGGTGTTGTATCCACCCTCACGGTAAGGAATAGAGTCGGTTGTAACCGCCATTCCAGAGATTGATGTAAAACCAAAAGTAACTGCGTTAGCAAGATTGTTAGTTGCAGTACTAGTTGGTGCACCACCAACACTTGTCAATGGTTTAAACGTAACTAAAAATCTAAAGTTACGTAACGGATCGGTAATTAAATTTGACCGATTATTAATGATTGTAGGCATTTATTTATTATCTCCTTCGGGTTAGTTCAGCGTCTTTTGGCTGAGATCGATGACGATGAACTCTGCTGGATATTGAAGAGCAACACCAACTTGAATGTGAACTTCACCATTTGCAATATCTGCATCGGAGTTGTTCTCTGCATCGCACTTTACAAAGTAGGCTTGTGAGGCAGTTGCTCCACGAAGTCCACCCTGGTTGCGATACTCATTTAAGAATGATCCAAGATTTGTGTTTATACGTGCCCACAGTCTTTCATCATTATTTTCAAATAATGCAAACTCTGTTAGGTTCTTTAGATTCTTGCGAATATAAATTAAAGAACGTCGCATGTTTACATACTTGTTTGCAGTTCCATCTTGTTTTAAAGTACGAGCACCCATTACAGAAAGTCCAGCACCAGGAATTTGGCGAATTGGGTTTACTGGGGATGTGCTTGCATTCATTGTGTCTAACTCTGTAGACGTGAAAGATTTTTCTACAGCAACAATGCCTAGCACTGGAGTTGAAATTCCAGCAGGTGCCTTGAACACACCACGGCTTGCATCGGTTGCTAGATAAAGACCTACTATTGCACCTGTAGGTTCAATCTTACGAAGAGCACCTGTACTACGTCCTAGTGGATCTGAAATAAAGATGTTTGGATAGTAGACAGCAGCATTGCTTGTATCAGTAAGAGATCCAGCAAAAGAAACAGCATTTGCTACTGTTAAATCTGGGTCAGTTCCAATTACAACAAAACCATTGCTATCTTCTGCCCAAGATGTTGCAGCATCAAATACTGCTACAGTTCCAGATGCTAATGCATTTGCAACAGGTAGGAATAGTACTAGTGGGCGATCAAGAGATGTAAATCTCTCAAACACCGAAGCGCCACCAGCCTTATAGTTGGTGTAATCAGTTGAAGCAGTAGCAGTTCCATTTGAACCACTTGTTAGTGGATAGGTTGCTAGAGTGATTGAAGCACCTGCATATCCACCAGCAACAGATACTGAAATGTTTGGTGAAACAATGTTGATTACAGTTGGTGCATAATCACTTGATGCTGAATCATCAAAGACAATATTTTCATATCTCTCTAATAAAACATCATCATTAATATCATTAGCAACACCTGACTCTTTATAAAGAGTTAGGGTATAAGTGCTTGCTACAGAACCTGCAGTAAGAACAACACGAAGATTGTTTCCATCTGTTCCAGCATTCTTAGATGTAACAGTTGCAGCAGTTGCTCCGCCACCATCTGTTAAGTTTCTAGATGCTGCGACAGCGTTAGCAGCAAGTAGACGTTGAACATACAGTTCACGTCCACCATTAGCAAAGAATGAGCCAATTTGGAAGGTGGCTGGATAGGAAGCGTTGTAGCCTCCAAAGTACTTAGTAAATTCATACCAAGAGTTAACAAGCGTTACTGTTTCTGGGCCTTGTGCAAAAGGTGCAACAACTGCGCCAGCAGCATTTGCAGTAACTCCACTTGGGAGTACTGGTGGTAATAGGCGTTCACTGATGTAAACACCTGGGCGGCTATAAGCCATTTTTTCTCCTAACTAGTTTGGGGGAGGGACCTTATGGTGCCGATTGAGTGTACGAATCGATGGTAGTGAACTGAGAGCGATCTATGATCTGACTTCCAGTTGTACCTGTGACGTTAACTTGCAACACTTTGTACATCTGTTTATATGTTTCAGCCGCAATCTCACTTGAGACACGGACTGTTATTGCATTTACGAATAATCTTCGTCCTTGCTCTGTAATGTCTCTCTTAGAGATATCCAGAACATCTAGGCGGCGAGTAGTGCCGAACACAGTGTTTGGTCCTGTATCTAGGACAGCAAACCTCAAAGGAAGTTTTGAGTAAAGTAATTGCGACAAAATTTGTCGGTCATGACGTGGTTGACGAGAGTAAGAAGTAACTTGATAATCAATATTTACAGGAATTGGATAGTTAATTTCCCAGTCATGTTCATCAGTATCCCAAGCAGTGTTGGTTCCAATAACAGATGGATTAGTTAAGTACGCTGGCTTTACCTTGCCTCTCATGGCACGGGAAAAATCTTCGGCAATATCAATCATATCAATAGTGATGTATGGATAGGACTGTGCTCTGATTTCCTGATCAGGTTGTCCAAACCATACGCCTACCTTTCGGGTAGTTCCTGGAGTAGCAGTTCCGCCTGATGCAACGCTAGCAATGTTGGCATTGGTTTTTGCATATTTAAAAGTAGTCTCACTTGGTATTAAAGTAATGTTGTAAGTGCCATTAAACGGAGTAGATGCTCCAGCAATAGTTACAGTATCGCCCACCTCAAACTCATGCGGTGTTGATGTTGTAATTGTAACTACGTTAGACAGCAATGCCTTGTTAGTAATTGTTTTAACGGTAGCAGAGGAAGCCTTCTGATCTGTTACTGTCATCTCCTTTAAGAGATTACGAAGTGCTTCATCTTCATCTAATAAGAATGTCATAGGTAGCCATCCATGTGGCGCATAGTACGAGCCATTAAGAACTTCTCAGCCTCATGCTGACGGTTATTAAAGCGGCGCATTGCAGCAGTTGGCTGTGTTTCAGGAGTTCCATACTCAAGATCTAAAATATCTGCCTTGTGATCTGGGTTGCCATGAATAGTAAAGGCGCCATCAGAGTGACGAACATGCAGATTCCTCACAATCTTTTCAGGCCAGCCAGATGCTCTAGCCTCTGATCGTAGATGAGCACCCATGTAGCGAGTGGTTTCCATACTGGCTTTGTTTAAAGATTCTCTGGCTTTTTTAAAGTAGGTCACTTCTTTTTCTTCGCTTTCGCTTTTGCGCCAACGTAGACAGCCCCTGCAAGATAGGCTGCGGTTGTACCTGCAATTAGCGATGCGATAGCGGGACGTTTTTCTTGAGGGCGGAATCCAAACACACCCCGAATAAACTCTTCACGTTCTTGCTGATTGTTCATCTCAGCAACTTGTTCGTACCAAGGCTTATAAGCCATAATAAATAACCCCTTTATCGCAACCAGTGGGAACTGTAGTCAGGCACCGCAGCGGTGTTCTGATAAAGCAAGGATATAAGAAAGGCCCTCTAATTGAGGGCCTAACTTTTACTTCTTTTTCTTTTCTCGCTTGTCTTCAGCCTTCTCGCCTTTCTTACCTTCTTTGGCTTCGTGCTTCTTAGACATAGCCTTAATCTTTTTTATATTAGCAACATCCATCTTGCGGTCATCCTCTTGGGACTTAGGCTTGCGATGCTTCTTGTCCATCTTTTCAAACTTGGCCTTCTCTTCTTTATCCAATCCCTTTGTGGTCTTGGCATCCTGCTTCTTGTCAGAGGCCTTGGTGTACTTCATTAAATTACTTTCTTCTTCTTCTTTTTAAGCGCCTTAAAATCTGCGCCAGTAATTTTCTCTACAGGCTTTGCTGCTCCTGCAATCTTCTTCTGCTTAGGGGTTAGTGACTTCTTCATTACTTACCTTTCTGGCAAGTGGAACACTTGCACTTGCAGTTCTTCATGGTGCACTTAAGGGCCATTATTTCTTGTCCTTCTTCTTATCAGTCTTCTTCTTGTCATACTTCTTATTAGCAGCAGCCAGAGTCTTCATGCCGTGCTTGTCTTTTGGCTTCATACAGCCGCATGTGCTACACATGGTTATTTACCTTTCTTCTTGTTGGCTTTAGCCTTCTTTGCCACTGCGGCATTATCGACTAAATTTGGATAAGGACGTCCTGCTGCTTTGGCTCTAGCCTTAGCCGCAGACTTTTGAGATGATGTTAACTTCTTATCCTTGTCTGAAGGATCTTTGGTATTCCAGAATGCCTTTGCCATTATTTACCTTGACTTCTATGAGGGTTGTTTTTGTGCCAACTCTTTACCGCCTTGACACCTTGCTTAACAGTCTTTGATCCGCCCATCTTTGTGAGATTAATCTTATCCCACTTGCCTTGGTTGGTATTGGTGTGTTCTACAACAACATCACCCTTCTTATTCTTAGAAACTTTGTGGGTTACTTTGGCCTTCTTGCCAGGAACTCCAATGCCAAGTGTTACTGGCTTCTCTGGCTTCTTCTTATCTGCCATCATGCCACCGATTTCTTATGCTTGTATCGGATTGGGGCTTTAGGTTTTCTCACTATGCCGCCCTTCTTTCTTTTTAATCCAGCGCCACCAGATTCGTACTTACTCTCAGTGACATTTGTTTGAATATTCTTTTGAGGCTGCTTACCAGCCCGTGCTCCGATGTTCCTGCGCCGTCTTGGCATTACTTACTCTTTTTCTTTTTAGACATTCCCGCTTCGCTCATTGCAATCGCAACTGCTTGCTTCTTTGATTTAACAACTGGGCCTTTACCAGGACCCTTCTTACCGCTATGAAGTTTACCTTCTTTATATTCCTTCATAACCTTTTCAACTTTACCCTTAGCCTTTTTAGTTGCCATCATCATCCTCTTCTACTTGGTCATCTAATTCTACTCTATCAAACTCAAAGAGGGAGGGGTCTAATAACTCCTCAAAATTTCCCACGATTAATTTGCGTAGGTTTGGAACTGAGGATCGTTAACTAACTCCTCCTGGCTTACTAGGTTACAATCAATAGTTACTACTGAGTAACGTTCGGCGTATCTTCCACGAGGTAGGACTCTGGTAGGAATAAATACTTCGTCCTGGAATACAACACGGTCCTTGATGTGCTGGTTTGGATCTGTAATCATTGCAGGGAGTAATCTATTTATGTCTGCTACAGATACAACAAGACGAAGAGTATCTACTACGTAGAATCCTCGTTCATTCATTATGTTTGTACCACGCATTAATTGCGCCAAAATTACGGGCAGATCAAAAGGCTCATTCCATCTACGACCTTTAGCAGGATCTTGATTTGATACATCGTAGATTGGATCTACGTAGTTTCCATAATCTGCAGCAAGGGCCGCATCATCCCAAGTCCACCAGTTAACAATTGTTCCAACAGGATCACGAAGTTCATCAATCATGCCCTCATCCATAGAGAGGGTCTCAAACCCTATTTTAAATCGTCCTTGGACTTTTGAACCACGCATGATGTGGATTATCCCCTATCAATACTGAGAAAAAATGATTAAGGATTTAAAAATGCTAAAAAAATTAAACCTTGTTTTTTTGCGTAATTTTCTGCCCATTCTTTTACTTGTTCTTTAATAGTATTTCCTGCATCAAAATAATATAGGATGTTGCTATTTGGCCACTTCATAAGTATGGTTCCAGACACGTTTGGCTTAACGTAATCTGGCACGTCTTCATTGTCTAGCCAGAGACACCTAAACTTACTGCAAATCTTTGGTCTATCCTCATATATGGTACAGCCCTTGTCCTTTATTAGGAAAAAACAGGGATTACCTAAACTAAATCTGTGACCGTGTGCTTCTCCAGAAAGGTATCCTTCGCAACACCTAGTGCAGTTACCACACCCTTTAGAGGTCACTTCTTTCCCACAGACAGGTTTCTTGATTTAACACCCACTCTCCTTCCGTTGTAGGCATAGGAGGAATGAATGCGTCTAGTTCTTCATTGTAAAAATATCCAGGGGTAGCGTAATTTTTACGAAGTGGTACACCTCCAAGAGTGTGCACACCACCTCTTGTGTTGTAGGAGGTCTTAATCCATCGACCGCCTATGTTTTCAATCAACCAGTTATATCCCTCGTCTGGTTCATCGTTGTTTCCAACGGTTACCCAGGTAACTATGTTGTCATCGTTAAGTTGTGCCCAATGTGCCATTATGATGCCGCCGATATTAAGTAACGAACTATTACAATTCCTGAACCGCCACTGCCACCACTAAATGATTGAGGAGTTTGAGAACCATTCCAGTTAGAACCAAATCCACCGCCACCAGTGTTTGCACCTGCTGAACTTGCGTCACCATTATTTATTCCTCCTCCAGAACCATATGTTGTGCCTAAAGAGTATATATTTACACCACTCTGATTAGCCGTTCCAGGAGTACCTGCAATTCCTCCTCCCACTGCTCCAGCACCACCATACGCAGGACCAGAGTTTATTGTTGCTCCTGCGGCTCCGTTTCCGCCTTGTGAGCCAGAGCCTCCATTACTTGTACCACCACCTGCCCACGAAGCACCACCACCTCCACAACCACCGCTGCTACCACCATCATTTACTCCGCCTGCACCACCAGCAAGTGCAGTTTGAGAAAACGCAGTTGTGTTTGAGGCAGCACCACCTATAACTATTGCGTAGGTATTTGCAGCAAGTGACTGACTTGATAGTTGTACTAGCCCGCCTGCGCCACCGCCGCCACCGTTATACGCTCTCTCACCGCTTTTAGGGCTAGGTCTACTAGAACCACCTCCATTTCCACCGCCAGCAACTAATGAATAGTCGCAGGTTAAGGTTCCGCCAGTTATAACTAAATTACCGTTAGATGTAAACGTACGGTAGTTATATGTAGCATCTGAGGTAAGTGTTCCACCAGTTACAGTAAGTGTTAGTGGAGTTACAGGAGTACTAGAAGAAGAGGCAGGACCAGTTGCAGTTGAGTTAACGCCTGCAATTGTAAATGTATAAGCAGTGTTACTTACATAAGTACCAGTAGCAGTTAGTGGAGAGGTTGTGCCAGCCTGTGTAGTTATAGCAATAGATGGATTTGAAACAATAGAGTAAGAGGTAGGCGCACCGCCAGTAGCCGCTGCAGTAAATGGAACTGAAACAACAGTGGCGCTAGTTACGGTAGGAGTACCAATAGTCGGCGCATCAGGCACGTCAGCAATCTCCGTGACGGCATTTAAGCCATCGGGAGTACCCTCGATGCGTTCATCCTGCGCTTTACGAATGCTCACTTACAACTCCCTTAAAAATTTGGGGCAAAAATTAAATTACTAGAACTGCTGCTTCTTCTGCAGTAAGAGGAGTACCAGCAACTAACTTAGCCTTTGCTGATTCTTTTAGTGCAGCCTTCTCTGCGGCTGCTGCCTCGTCGGCTGCCTTTGCTTCAGCGTATGCTGCTGAATCTGCTTCACGCTGTGCGATCTCTGCATCAGTTAGTTCAATAGTTTGTGTCTCACCTGTGGCACAGTTGACCACTAACTTTGTTGGCTTATCTGCCATGGTTTATCTCCTTAATGCTTTGAGTTGTTAGTTTATCTTAAAATACTTATTCTGTGGGTAGAACCCAAGATGTAGTGCCTTCATCCCATACATAAAGTTCACCATCTGTTGGATATGCAACTGGTGCATCCCATAGACATGTCTCTTCGTTTAATATCCAAGACCCAAATGGTTTTGGAGGAATGAATGCCTGGCGATTTCTATCGTAGGTATATCCGATACCCGCATAATTTTTACGGTAAGGAGTTCCGCCCAAAAGATGGACGCCACCTTGAGTGTTGTATGAAGTCTTGTACCAATTTCCGCCAAGACCAAGATCAACAGACAGATACTCATTGCCTCTGTTCTCCTGTGAATCAGGAACGACAAGGACTTGAGTAACTATGTCATTTTCTACTTTTGCAAAGTGTGCCATTGTTCTCTTCTCTTTTCTGTATTATATTGCGTAACGAATGATAACAATACCTGAACCGCCTGCGCCACCATTTACTCCAGTTGTAGTATTAGCACCAGCACCACCACCACCGCCTGTATTTATTATGCCAGGAAATCCAACTTGGTCAGAAGTTCCTCCACCATTACCGCCACCGCCTAAACCTCCATAAGAAGAACCACCAGCATCATTGCGACCACCACCGCCGCCGCCTGCATAATAACCGTTGTTGGCACCAGTTTGAGTTGCAGTAGCCCAGGTAGAATAAGTATTTAATCCAGCGCCACCATTACCTGGAACTCCAGATACACCTGCTTGACCAACAGCACCAGCGCCACCTCCACCGCCAGAATAATGTGGTGGAGTACTTACATAGGCTAGACCACCATTATTACCCTGACCTGATGTAGCGGTACCAACTGAACCTGCTGATGCTGCACCACCTCCAGAACCACCATTTCTACCATTAGGTGTAGCAGCACCACCACCACCGCCACCGCCAACTGAAGCAGTTAATGAACCAAATTGAGAAGTACCACCATCGGCACCCTGTGCTCCTGTTGCACCACTTCCAGCACTACCACCACTACCTACTGTTACCGTATAGGCCTGAGCAGTTAAAGATTGTGATGTATGTGCTAAAAATCCTCCAGCACCTCCACCTCCACCACGAGAACCTCCACCTCCACCGCCACCAGCAACTACTAATATGTCAGCGCTAATTGATTGAGTAGGAGTGAATGTTCCTGAATAAGGGAACATATGATAATAATAAGTAGAGTCATAAGAAACAATTCCGCCAGTTGCCTTACTTCCAGTAGTTACATTTGAGATACCGTATAGGTAAGCAGTGCTATATTGTTGCCAGTCAGTACCTGATTGTGGTTTAAGATTTATTTGAGTAATGGCGCTTGTAGATGACCATAAACCTGCGGCTAGTTGCTGAGCAACTTCTGTTGCATTATTTTCGTTTACGCCATCTGCGTTATAACTTTTATAGTAAGAAGTATTGGCATAATTAGGAAAATAAATAGATGAATTTCCAAAGGTATTACTAGTTGCAGTATTTGTAGCAGCAACGGAAAAATAATCTATTGAACCGCTTCCAGAAAACACACCACTACCATTTGAAGCCAATCTAGTTCCTGACATATTTGTGTAACTACCATTTATTCCAATACTAACTACATCTTGTGCGCTATCTGTTCTGCCTGAGCGACCACTTAGCAAAACCATTAAATCAGTATAAGTCTGAGGAATAGAAGTAAAGTCAATAGAAGAAGCACCACCAGCGCCAACAGTTACTGTTTGAATTAATTTCATATTAGCCATTAGTTATCTCCCTTAGACCGCATACCGAATAATGACAAGACCTGAACCGCCGTTGCCGCCAACACCTGCAGAACCAGGAAAACTTGGTCCATAAGAAGAACCACCACCACCAGAACCTGTATTGGCAGTTGCAGCAAAACCTGCTTGACCAGTTGAATAATTACCAGCATTACCGCCGCCACCTGAGCCGCCAGTACCTGCTGTACCGCCAGTAAATGTTCCTGCTCCACCACCACCTGCATAGGTAGTAGAAGTACCAGAAATAGATGTAGTAACACCATTGCCACCATTACCACCAGCACTTGATGAGCCATTACCGCCGACAGCGCCAGCACCTCCGCCTCCGCCTCCGCCATAATAGTTACCACCATTGTATGCAGTACCACCATTATTTCCTTGACCAGATGTACCAGTTCCTATTGAGCCACCGTTACCAGCACCTCCACCAGAACCACCGTTCTGACCATTTTGCCCACCTGTTGCTCCGCCACCGCCACCAGTTGATGTAATTGTTGAGAATATAGAGTTAGTTCCATTGGCTCCGTATGGTTGCATAGATGTTGAACCTATTCCACCTGCTCCAATAATTACTGGATAAGAAGTATCTTTAGATAAAGATAATGCAGATTCAAGTGAACCGCCACCACCTGTTGCACCAACTGTACAACGAAGACCACCAGCGCCACCGCCACCGCCTTGTGAATAGCCACCGCCTGCACCTCCTGCTACTACTAAGTAATCAACAGTTAATGCCTGTCTTGGAATGAACGCCCCTGAAGATTTAAAGGTGTGATAATAGTATGTTCCATCTGTAGTGACATTACTTCCACCATCTGCCTTGGCCGATGAATTTCCTACTGCTATTCCGTATAGTGAGAAAGTTGTTCCTGTTGAATAAGTAAAGGCACTTTCCACTCCTAAAGTTATAGTTGTTATAGGAGAGGTTGAACGATATAAACCTACAACGGTTTCTGTTGCAAGACCTGCAGTTCTTGACAGCCAGGTTTTAAAAGTTGTTGCATTTGAATAACTCTGAATTTGTAAAACAACAGTATTATTATTTGTGTTTGATAAACCAGCAGCAGAACCACCATACCAGTTGTTTGAGTTAGTTCTACCTGCAAATCTAGAAGTTGCTGCTGTTGACCCACTTCCAGTAAGTCTAGTAGATGAATATAATGAACTTGTATCAGCATTAAATCCCAACCAAGCAGCAGCAGAATTGCTTGAAACTAAACCATTTACAACTAAAATTAAATCTGTATAGCCTTGTGGAATACTGGAGAAGGT